CAGGACAAGCAGAGCGTTCAAGACATACTGAGAAAGACGGTGGGTCGTTCTAAATTTACCAGCCGTACAAAACATAGATGAACCTCTAGGATTTATACATATGCACCATGACGCTATAAAAAAAAGGTATGCCGGGTGGGCCACAGAAAAAAAGGCACCCTTGGGGGGGTGGGGGTCGTGTGTAGGTGCGGATGTCCCACAAAAATATTTTTCATTATTCATAGGAGGTAAAGATGAAAATGTATGACGTAGTATCAGGCCGTAAAGTTATCGGTCAAGACAAGAAACGCTGGACAAATGTCGGTGTAGCATTCGAAGGAGATGACGGTAAGATCACCGGGATCAAGCTGAATGCCCTTCCCTTACAGAATGAGAATGGCGAAGTATGGCTGTCCTTGTTTGAGCAAAAGCCAAGGGATAATGTACAGGCGTTTAACAGAGCAACTGAGGACATTTTAGATGACGAAATCCCGATCTAAGAAACCAAAGATACAGTTTCCTAATCTCAAGGAGCTGGGATCGGTACGCTCAGTCAAAAGAAAGGTTGGTGGGTCGGATGTTATCTTTGACAACCGGGATAAGTTAGCCCAGGAACTCATCAATCTTTCAACGGCTAAGATATCGGATGTTATGTCCTGGGATGCAGAGGGGAATATAACGGTCAAGTCGAGTGCCGATATTCCGGATAGTGTTCTCACGGCAATCAAAAAGATTAGGATTGTACCGACACCAGACGGTCGTAATGCGATTGATATTGAGATGATTGATAAGGTTCGGGTGTTGCAGACATTGGCTAAGGCATCCGGCCTCATGGATCAGGACAAGACCAGCGATAAACCGGCTGTAGTGGAGGTCAAGATGGTAGGCCCGAAGGATGGATGAGGATGAGGAGTTTGCTAAACGCTTTGCTCTCAAACCTATCAAGCCCGATGAGAGGTTGTATCAGATACGGTATCTACGGCCAGAGCTGGTAGCAAAACTCAAGGCATATATCAGAAAGGAGAAGTTTAGATGGAAGAAAAGAAGATCACGCCCGATGGAGGAATGAACCTCAGCTTTGAGCGGTCACCGGTTCTATGGAAGTTTCTCAATGATGATAGTTTTATCAAGTCGATCATGGGGCCAGTGGGTTCCGGCAAGTCCTATGCGTGTTGTGCCGAGTTGTTTCGAAGAGCGGTTATGCAGAAACCTAGCCCTAGAGATGGGATCAAATACTCACGGTTTGCGGTAGTGCGTAACTCTTATCCTATGCTGAAGACTACAACTCTCAAGACATGGCTGGAACTCTTCCCGGAGGATATCTGGGGTAATGTCCATCATGCGCCACCAATCAAACATCATATTCGTCTGCCCTCAAAAGAAGGAGCATCCGGTATTGATATGGAGGTCTTGTTTCTAGCTCTGGATCAACCGAAAGATGTACGAAAGCTGTTGTCTCTGGAACTTACCGGAGCATTTGTCAATGAGAGTAAAGAGTTACCGAAAGCCGTGATTGATGGATTATCGCATCGTGTGGGCCGGTATCCTACGAAGTCTGACGGTGGCCCGACCTGGAGAGGCATTATCATGGACAGTAACCCTTGTGATGATGATCACTGGCTCTACAACATGGCCGAGAAAGAAAAGCCCTCCGGAAAATTCAAGTGGGGGTTTTACAAACAACCGGGCGGTGTAAAGGAAGTCCATTCCGATGAAGTGCCGGCTGATATGCCGGAGGCTCAAGGGTATATGTACCAAGCCGGAAAATGGTGGCAGACAAACCCAAAGGCTGAAAACCTCGATAATCTACCGGTTGGATATTACGAACAGCTCGTGCCAGGCAAGACCTTGGACTGGATTAGATGCTATGCCGAGGGTAAATATTCGTATGTGCAGGAAGGTAGACCAGTCTGGCCGGAGTATGATGATCACTCTATGTCTGATGATCTCACCATACAAGAAGGTATTCCGGTACAAGTGGGTCTTGACTTTGGTCTTACACCCTCTGCGGTATTTGGTCAGAAAATGCAGAATGGCCGGTGGCATATTCTCCGAGAGATAGTGACGTTTGATATGGGGCTAGAACGCTTTGCCCATTTGCTAAAATCCGAACTAGAGACATGGTTTCCAAAGTATGAGTGCATGATATGGGGCGATCCAGCCGGTTCGGCCAGAGATATGATCTACGAACAAACAGCATTTGATCACCTCAAGACACATGGGTTAGTCGCTCGACCCACGGCTACCAACGAATTTAAGACACGACGAGAGGCCGGAGCTATCCCTATGACCCGATTGATAGACGGCAAACCCGGTTTTATGGTGCATAGAGAATGTGTCCGGCTCCGAAAAGCTCTCGCTGGAGGCTATCACTTCAAAAGAGTAGCTATGGGATCGGGGCATGAACGGTTCAAGGATGTTCCGAACAAAGACCACAACTCCCACGTTGCCGATAGTTTGGGCTATCTTCTGCTAGGCGGTGGGGAGCATCGCAACATGGTCAGGGGCAAATCCCCTCATTTCTACAAAACAGCGAATGCCTGGGGTGACTTTGATGTTTTCGCCTGAAGAAATCACTGAAGTATCGACCTTAGATGGCAAGACCGGCAAGATTATTGATTTTGAACCCGATCACCTCAATGCGGTCAGCTATAGATCGCTAGACGCTCCCTTCATCAAGGCCAATCAAGAGACAATAGCCCACCGGTTACCCAAAGGATTATCCTTCTCCGCAGTAGTAGACGATCAAGTATTCGCTATGTTTGGCCTCGTTCCCTTCTGGCAGGGATGCTATGAGTGCTGGCTTATTCCAGCCGATGATCTGGATACCCACACCATGAAGACACACCGCACCGCCATACGTTTTTTTGAGTACACCGCCAAGGTTTTAAGAGCAAAGAGGTACCAATGTTATGTATTTTCGGAAAACGTTCGGGCTGTTCGCTGGATTGAAATGATGGTATTCAAAAAAGAAGGGTTAATGAAGAACTTTGGCCCTAACCAAGAAGATCATTTTTTATATGCGAGGTATTTCTGATGGGTTTTTTATTTCCGAGTGGGCCAAGTGAAAGCCCAGAGCAAAAAGCAAGTCGGCAAAAACGTGACCAGCAAGTCCAGCAACAAGAGGAACGTACACAAAAAGCAGAGATCGGAGAACGCAGAAAGATCAATGAGCGTATGCGAAAGATGAAAACCGGGGGAATGCGCCAGCTCCTATCATCCGATAGAGAGGATAATCAGGCACTCGGTAACCCAGTAACACAGACACGAACATTAGGGCCAGATAGAAACCCACGATAATGAAAAAGTATTTACGCAACCCAAGAAAAAAGGAGATGAGCGATGCCTATGGTGAGTTACAAGAGCAAAGAGGGAACGAAGAAGAAGAAGTTCAAGTACACGAAGAAGGGAGTAGCGGAGGCCAAGAAGATGGCGAAACAGACCGGGGGAAAGATTAAGGTCAATAAAAGCTACGCATGAGACTTGATGTAACCACATTAAAGGCCCGATTTAAAAAGGCTATGGCTCACAAGGATGAGTGGCGGTCAATCTATGAAGATGCCTATCGCTATGTTCTGCCGAATAGAAACCTCTATGACGGCAACTACGAGACTACCTCACCCAAAAACGATAAGATGAACCGGGTGTATGATAGTACGGCCATCCACGCTACCCAGAGATTTGCCAATCGATTACAGTCCGGAGTATTCCCAACACAACGACACTGGTGCCGGCTGGTTCCCGGTGAAGAGATACCACCAGAAAGACACATAGAAATTCAGCGCATATTGGATAGTTATGCCGATAAGATGTTTGATGTGATGCGTCAGTCAAACTTTGATATGGCTATGGGCGAGTTCCTCCTAGAGTTAGCTATCGGAACGGCTGTGATGATCATCCAACCGGGTGACGAGTTACAGCCCATACGCTATACAGCCGTTCCCTCTTTTTTGATTGCCTTCGATGAAGGGCCGTTTGGAACAGTCGATAAGGTCTATCGTAATCATAGGATACCCTTCTCTGCCGTTGATCAAGAGTTTCCCGATGCGGAGATACCAGCACAACTCAAACAAAAGTATGATGGTAGACCCGATGAGAAGATCGATCTCTATGAAATCACTTGCTATGACAAGGACGAGGGTATCTACCACTATCATGTCATAACCAAAGAAGGAGAAGACGAGCTTGTCTATAGACGCATGAACTCCTTCCCCTGGGTCGTATCACGCTATATGAAAGCCACCGGAGAAAAGTATGGCCGAGGGCCGGTATTGACTGCCCTTCACGATATCAAGACCCTGAACAAGCTCAAAGAGTATCATCTCAAGAATGCCTCTCTCTCTATAGCCGGTGTGTATACAGCGATGGATGACGGTGTTCTCAACCCAAATGCGGTGCGATTAGTACCCGGAGCGATCATACCGGTTGCGCGAAATG